ATCCAGCTGACTGGATTAATTTAAAAAATCCAACTCTGACATTACAAGAACGAGTTCGTAGACGTATTATTATGCAAGAATTTTGTGATCAGATGGGAATTCCGGTAGCATTTTCGAGAGAGGATCTTATAGTATTAGACGGATTCTATAATAATAATCTAAAAGGGTTGGATTACAATGATCATTGATAACATACCGGATATTCAGGATATTATAAAAGAATCTGACTCTTATAATTTTGATATTGAACTGATTGGCACCCCTGTGCATGAAAGATATCCAGAAATAAAAATATCCATCGATAGTCAGACTGTTTGGTCGGGTCAGATTAGAAGCGACACTTTTTTAAAATTTAATTCGGTTATTATTGATGGCCCAGTGGTTAATTTAGAAATAGATTATTATAATAAACTGGATAACGATACTATAGTAGATAAAACTGGACTAATTATTGCTAATCAATCAGTTAAACTTAATTCACTTAAAATTAATGACTTACTAATCTCTGGCACCTGGCTGTCGGAATATAGTAATACCACTTATAGATTGACAGAAGAACAAAAATCAGCTTATAATAGCAATAGCTTTCCTTGGAAAAATGTTAAAACGGATGTACTTTGGAACAACGGAAGTTGGACATTAACATTACAGAAACCAATCATAGCTGGTTTTCTAAAGCAAAAAAGCATTTCCCGGCAAGCATTTGAGTTATCTCATTTAGATATATTAAGTAAATTACAAAACTATTTTAGAGAATAATTATGTGGTATAATCGAGTAGTATCTAGTTTGACTGAAATCCCTGATTTTATAGCTCATTATGAAAACGAACTCGCGGATGCCAAGCGTGATGTTCGAATTAGCGGATATGTTGAAATCAATATTAAAGAACTTCCTGGCATCACCGAGCATCGTTTTAATCAGCTACAAGAAATTGAAGCGGTGCTCAACTTCCTTAACATACAACTAAGAAAAATTCGACGCAGACATTTCCAGAAGTATTTAGAAGGGTATGCACGAGCATTGACCAGCAGAGATGCCGAGAAGTATGTTGATGGTGAAGACGAAGTCATTGATTTTGAAACTATCATTAATGAAGTAGCATTGCTACGCAACAAATGGCTAGGCATTATGAAAGGTCTTGAATCCAAACAATGGATGAGCGGTCACATAGTACGTTTACGTACAGCCGGAATGGAGGATGTACAGGTATAACTATGTCGACGTATCAATAAGCCTTGACAATGGATACCCGGTAGCAATTTCATCCACAGTCCATTCACTATGCGAAATCTCAACAAGCCATTGGGTTCGATTGGGCTTGTTGGGGTTTTCTATTTGTGATAAATCCAAATTTGCCACAGGTGCAGCAATACTATCTGGCCCTACAAATGCAGGGACTCCTGACATAATAGCCTGACTTCCTGGTCCACTATTCCAATTTACCACAGCCCATGCATGTCTTAGGGTTCTATCAAAGTCATAATCGTCGTATGTGTTGGATATGTGCATGGGACGATCAACTAAACATCCGGGTAATACCACTACTTCTTGTCTGGGATGACTACGTATCACTATTGAACGATCGGTGTGTTGTCTTAGTGTACCAACTGTTTGTTTTAACCAGACCTCTGTTGATGGTTGACCAACCCACTGCTCGCTATCGTACCTTTGTACAGCTATCACAACATCATCGCCGGTGTCGCGCCAAGAATCTACTTTTAGATTCAACTGTTGAGGTCTTGCTGGATCAAGATCCTGTTTACTAAAAGATTGATTACCAGTTCCATTGAGCCCTACTTTCCAAGTGTGACCTCTTTGCAACATACCTACTTCTAATACAATAACTGGTTTGCCTGCTGCTCTAAACGCTTGCCAAACTGCTTGATTTTGCTTCATACGGCCAGCCCATACCACACTCCATATTACAGCAACATCAGCAGTCATGTCATGTGTAGTTGATTTTAGTCCTAGTTTTTGTAAACCACGCCGAACAGCATCAAATACAGGTGCGCTATTCATCGCACCAAACTTATTAAACAAGCTAAATCTCATTGATTAAATACTCCATCAAGTAATTATAAGGAAAATCATGAGTCGTAAATTCTCTGTGGTCACTACGTTTAATCAGGCTGGCTACGACAAGTATGGCAGTAGAATGATTGATACATTCTTGTTAAATTGGCCTAAAGAAGTGCATTTATATGTGTATGCAGAGGATTGTGAGGTTAAGCAAACTGCTGCTAATTTAACCGTTTATGATTTTCATGATAAGGTACCATCATTGGTTAGATTTAAAGAAAAATACAAAAACGACTTACGTGCAAACGGCAAACTGGCAACGGGTCCGGCAGATAAAAAAGGTAAACAACCTGGCATTGGATTCCGGTGGGACGCTATAAGATTTAGTCATAAAGTATATGCTGTCTGTGATATTGGGCAAAGTACCACAGATATACTATTATGGATGGACGCTGATATGATATGCCATACACCTGTGCCTATAGAGTTTTTAGATAAGATGTTTCCGGAAGGATTTGGGATTGCATTCTTAGGTCGTAAAAAGAAATTTACTGAATGCGGGTTATATGCAATGAACTGTGCTAACTCCGGGACTATGCTATTCCTGCAATGGCTTAAAGAAGCATATGATGATGCCGAAAATGGAATCTTTACTATGGAAGAGTGGAATGACTGTTGGGTATTTGATCGAATAAGAGAACGTGTGCAATCAACGGTTAGATCTTGGAGACAGTTAGATTGGAATGAGAGTTCCTTGCAGGGAGAAGGCCATCCACTTATCAACACAGAGTGGGGAAAATATTTAGATCATCTTAAAGGCAATCGTAAAGATACCGGAAAGAGTTTAGCTAAAGATCTCGTTCGTCCTCGGTCTGAGAGTTATTGGGTTCAGTAGATTCTTCGTATGCCGGAAAGTCCGTTCGATTACTATATGCATCTTTGCTATGCTTGGCTTTATGATGGAATAAGTGAGGCCCTAGAACAGTATGACGCAATGGAGTCCTGTACCCTTTTACAAATTTTGCACATAAATCAGTCACTTTAGTATCCGGGAATAATCTTAATGCCGCACCAAATACATCATTATCATAGAATCGTCTGAGATCTTCGTAATCTCTTTCTTTATACCTACGAAAATATTCTTCACGAAACGCTTTAAAGTCAGGGTGTTGTGTGTTAACTGCGAATACTCCGGTTTCTGGAACTAACCAATCACCTACTCTACCGTCTTTATCTGTTTGATAGCATACACCCATATACATAGCAAGATGATACGGATTTAATATTCCACCCATAACCGACCAGTCCACCTTATCAGTTGTTATCACATCGGCATCTAACCAAATTATCCAATTTGATTTACTATGATACATGGCGTGTATAAATGAATAAGCCTTCTTAGCAAAGCGTTTAATACTACTGTGCAAGTTATCTGCTTGTAATGCAGTATAGTCGGGGTCAAGTTGCTCAAAGTCAATCTCAGTTATTCGATCACTAGTAAACGGTAGTTTGAATTCTTCAACATAACATGTCAGTCTGAATTCTTCGCTCCAATTATTGAGCCAAGACTCGACTGAATCCTTGCCGATTAGATTGTAATAATATTCGTCGAAACTAGTTATAACCTCTATCATTTTTTTGCCCATTTCTTCATATGTTCCCAGCATAATCCAGACTTTAATTCTTCGTGACTCCAGTGGAATTGTGCTATCCTTTCTATCCACTGTTGTCTGTCCGGAGTAACTGGATTTTCAATTCTAAAAATTTCGCTACTTGCTACATCTTTTGCCTGACTGCGATCCGGGTCAGTAACAAATACCGGAACGCCTTCTATTGCTGCTGCTACACTTGGACTAGAGTTATAACAAACTACAGCCCAACAATTTTTAAAATTACGAGTAAGACTACTATCCTTGTCACTTAGATGTACATTTAACAATCTTCTGCCAATACAAAGTTTCAACAATCGCTCGCAGTATTTTACAGCTCTTTTATCACCCGGGTGCGGTCTAATTCTAATGGGTCTGTCTGAATATTTTCTTATTTCTGTAATAGTTTTAACAGCCCAATCTAATACGTCCCATCCGGCCATGCTCCACCCGCCGTCACGTTGTAAGCACAACAAAATGTGATCACCGTTAGTTCTCCAGTCGACTAGTCTAACTCCAAAATAGCGTTGTATTTCTATCCACCTGGCCGGGTCAGGATTTTGGTTGCAGTATTCGCCGGTATTTGGGAATATTCCGTCATAGCTGTAGCGTAACCAATACCCAGGATTGTTTGTATTTTTATACAGAAACAAGTTTGAGTCTGCTATGATGGTACGATTGTTTGATTTTTGTTGACCGTTAAGTATGTCTTGTCTTAGTTGCAAATGTGACGAAGTTTTTCCTTGTTCGTGTACCCAACCTAAGATTACAGCCACTGGACTTGGCTGATACACAGCAGAATCTTCTACTATACCTTCGTCACCAAACTTAGAAACACCTTGAACAAAGTATCTAAGTGTGTTACTTTTATCTTGTGCTTTTTGCAAAGACTCCGGAGTATATATTTCTTTTTTAGGTAAAGTAGCAGTATAACTTACAACTTTCATTCTTGCATCATCCTAAATGCTGTGCCATTTTTAAGTTCACTTACATGATATTGTCCGTAGGCCATACTATGACACCATGCATCTATCAAGGCACGGTCTGGCCAAAATGGCTCGTTTATTTTATCAAGTGTAGTATTAGCAACGGGTATGGCTACATGGGAAGGTGCTAAAACAAATGCAGGTACTCCTGCAAGTATAGACTCTACTGCTGCAACACTATTAAACGTCACTAATGCATGTACATCTCGTGCCAGCACTTGACTCAATGGCGATGTTGTAATCCTATCTACTCTTTTGGGTGCCCGTTCTCTTACCTCAACAGGTCGATCTGTAAGTTGTTTAAGTTGGGCAACAGTTTCTTCTACCCACTTGGCCTGATCGATACCGTAAAATCTACAAGGCTTTTCGTCTGGTGCTGCTACTATAATTTTTGATCCTGTGTGTCGAGGCAGTGCGGTAATGCCTAAGGCTTTCCATCTGTCTGCAGGACGTTCTCTTATTTCACTGTGCTGCAGATCATTCTTTACTATTCTATGATAAAGCTTTGAACCATTGCGATTTGTATTACTAACATTATTGCCTACATAGCCCGAATCAACATACCAGAAATCGTGATTACCTGCTAGACACTTATGCATAAGTTTATATTTGAGTATTCCGCGTAGAACAACTTTTCTGCGATCTACTTCAACATCGTAATGAAAGTCAAAGTAATCACTGTCAGTTGGTTCTGTACCAGCACTACGAGCTAGCATATTGACATATTCGTCTTGATTATTTTTACTTAGGAATACCCAATCTTCGTTCATTTAATGTCTCTCTGTAAACAATACTCCGAAAGCATTCTCTCGCGATGCCATTCATCTGCCATCGGTGTAGTAGCAAACTCGTGGAAGCAAGGAGTTCCTAATGTGTAATGTAATAACTTAGCATCTGGGTTAGGGCCATATTCATCAGGAAGCCAATTCCACTCTGGGGGCAATTCACCAATGCGTTCGTCTTTGATCCAAGTAAAACGATGTAGTTCTGCACCGGTGGATTTTTGTATGAACTCAGGAGTAAGCCGATGATTAACAGGATTCCTGCAGTTCCAAAGTATTACACTACTCCAGTTTTTGCGAGGATAGTTTTCATTCTTTGCACCTAAATATTTCTCTGTCATTGTTGTTTCGTAGTCATGTTTGACTACTTGTACATCCATATCGTGTTGCCGCAGATTCCAGAGCTCTACAATATCGCCGCGAACAATCATATCACCGTCAATAAAGATAGCATGCCCTGTATAACTCATTAGGTGTGGTACTAAAAAACGGCTGTAGATAAACTGATTGCTACCGTCGGTGTGAGTTTCGTTGTAATCGTCGAACAAGTTTAATGCCAGGGGAATAATAGCAACGGGTTGACTGGCATTTCGGATAATGCTATTTGCACAAGTATGATAAGCAATGGCTTCTCTGGGATCATAGCCGATAAAGATTGGGATAGGTTTCATAAGGATATTTATATAGGTGTTTAATAGCAATAAATATTACCATGCACAAAATAACAAAGATTGGAAATTGGTGGTTTTCAGACGATGATGTTACACGATTCAAAGACCATGCCAATACAGCCTGGGGAGAGGTAGTTACTAACAAATCAATGGCTGATACTATAGACTGTTGGTTTGCTGGACGCACACAACAGCATGCAATTGACATTGGAGCCAATGTAGGGTTCATGACAGCATATTTTGCCCAACGTTGGCAGTATGTTACTGCATTTGAACCCACTCCGATGATATTTGCTTGCCTTGAAAAAAACTGTACAAGAAACAACGTTGATTTGAAGCCAATAGCACTCAGCGATAAAACGGACACGGTAATTTTTGCTGTTAACGGAAAATCAGAAATTAATCAGATTGTTTCCTCCGCAGATATCTTAACAAAACATTGGTCCTCTATTGAAGTGCCAGCCGTAACATTAGATAGTTTAAATTTAACTAACGTTGATATGATTAAGATTGATGTCGAAGGACATGAACTATCGGTATTGCACGGAGCAGAACAAACTATCTGCGGTCAACGCCCGCTCATTGCAATTGAAATTAGTTTTGAAAATAAAGTATTAGACAAAGAACTTAATAAGAATCACACAACTGCATTAGATTTATTGTGTAGTTGGGGATATAAACAGATCTGGAATCATCGTTACGATTATATAATGGAACCTGCATGAGAGTAATAGATGCATTTACATTCCTTAACGAAGTAGATTTAGTTAAAGCCAGATTTGAATATCTCAATGACATAGTGACAGACTTCATTGTTGTCGAAAGTAATCAAACATGGCGGCACCAACCTAACCGACCTTTCTTTGCAGAAATAATTCCCACACTGCCTGCAGATATACAAGCAAAGATACACTATGTTATTGCTGACTGGCCAGACGAATGGTTAAACGATACAGATGGTGTACAAGAGAAGTGGGTAGAAAACGGAACACGCGAACTGGCACTAACTGAGATGCAAAAGTGGGCAGATTCCGAAGACTGGGTTATCATGAATGACTTAGATGAATTCTGGGAAGTAGAACTATGGGAAGAAGCTTGCCAAGCGTATCATGAACATGGGCAAGTAGTGTGGAACCATGAAAATCGCACTTGCTTTGTAGACTGGATCACTCCGGGAATTCCTCGATGGCCTGGCAGCAAGATGGCTAAGTTTAAAGACATTACAACAATGGCAGAATTCTATTGCAGTAAAAATAAAGCATTACGCTTTGTAGAAGGCAAAACAGAAAAAACATTATTCCATCCAGTGACCGGAGGCTGGCACTTTACCAAAATGGGCGACGCTGAAACTAAAGCAAAGTCAATGGGCAGTATACGTGAATGGCGTACCTGGGAACCTAAGATTGGTAAAACACCTGAGCAAGCTGCTGCTGATATTATGTCAGGCTCTGGGTGGAACACAGTGGCAAAGAAAGGAAAAATGCGAGCAGAAGCCGACGGTGGTGCTGGTCTCACACCACGGATACTCGGTATACTAAAACGCATAAACATATTCTGGAGTAACGGAATTAACCCATGGGGCAACAAGTGAAAACATTTAAACTACCGAGCAATAAAATAATTGATCCTGCAAACGAATACTTTACAAACAAAGCTGGCATCGGCTGGAACAGAAACGGGCGTGATAGAATTATCGAGCTTGTTAAAAACAAACAAAATGTCATTGACGTTGGCGCACATGTAGGTATTACCACTGTACATTGGCTAATGGCAGGATTTAAACGAGTTGATTGTTTTGAAATCAATCCTAGCCATTATGAATGCCTGCTGGAGAATACAGCAGAATACAAAGATCAAATCACTTATCATTCTGTTGGATGTAGCTATGAAACAAAAACAGTAGAGGCAGCATATCGTAGTGCTAATAACTCTGGTAGCTTTCAAATGTTAGACGAACATGTGGCTGCAACTATTCCAGACAAAAATAAGTTTTTAGTACATGTTGTGCCTCTTGACAATTTTAAATTTGAATCTGTTAGTCTTATTAAAATTGATGTTGAAGGTTGGGAATACGAAGTGATTTGCGGAGCCATGTCAACTATACGTGAACACCAGCCTATACTATTTGTTGAATACGGTCACGGCGTTGGCCGTAAGAGTATGCACAAATATGATGATTCTAAGTTTCAAGAAATGTTAACACAATTAAACTATCGCGAACTTGAAGTCACAGGCGATGCCATATTTGTACCTAACAGCTTTGTAGAATGACCATACGGGATTGCGCCTGTGTAATACACGGTAATTTATACGACTGGATTTATGTCGAGCGTTTGTATAATATGCTTAAAGCCAATAGTACGCATGATATTCGTTTACATGTTTTTACAGAATCTAGCAGGATAGTTCCAGCACCATATATTAAGCATGCATTAACAGAATGGCCAGGTATTGCAGGACCTAAGAAGTCGTGGTGGTATAAGATGCAAATATTTGATCCAAAGAATAATTTAGGTCGTGTATTATATTTAGATCTAGATACTGTGATTACCAAAAATATAGATTGGATATGGGATCTGAGTAATCAGTATTTCTGGACTATTAAAGATTTTAAACACCTTTGGCGCCCTACGTGGAACGGTATGAACTCTAGTGTTATGATTTGGGATACACAGGTATTTAAATGGATATGGAATGATTTTTGCAATAAAAATATCAATACTACAGTAAAATTATTTCACGGTGATCAGGACTATTTAGATAGTGTATTATTCGACAAAAATCGTAGGTTTTTTGATGCAGAATTAGTTAAAAGTTGGCGCTGGCAATGTAAAGATGGTGGGCTGAATATGAAAACTAGACTATATAATAAACCCGGCACTGGGACGGTTGTAGATCCAAGTACGACAATTATGATTTTTCACGGAAAGCCAAAACCGCATGAAATAATAGATCCTATTATAGATCGATATTGGACAGTAAATGCTAAATAATGCTAATCGGAGATTTACATGACGGTCAGAACTTTTAAACAGCAAGGCGTTGTATTTGCGACACCAGATAGTAATATTAATCTTAAAGCAAAGATTGATGGACAAGAAGTATTTAATGGATCTGTTGCTGCAATTGATCAACCTTGGGGTTGGACTGACAGTGTAATCGATTTATTTTCTTGGGAAGATGACCTTACATTTACCGGAACAAAACAGCTAGAAATTACAATTACTGGCGGCAGTTTAATGTTGCGCGATACTGTTGCAAACTATCAAGTTTTGCCAGAGTCGACTTCCGAAAAGATGGTTTCTTCAGGGCCGGACCAATTTGTGTACATATATAGTGAAAAGTATAATGGTACTAGTGAAACATATACTGATCCTTTAATTAATATTGAAATTGATGGAATTTCACAAGAATCTAGACCACAAGACGGCCCAATGGGCCAATGGACTTGGCGTGTAAATTCTGGATCAACATTTACCGCTACTGTTAGAGTCCAGGGCTGGACCAAAAATACTTAATTTGTTGCAAAAAAACAACACAAATTTGCCCCAGATTTTGGGGCTTTTTTGTGGCTAAAATACCACAAAATAGTGGTAGACCAGTAATGGCATTTCGGCTATAATGTTTATACAGTAACAAAACGGAACAAAAGATGAATTTAGCAATTGGCAATCAAGTACGTTGGGAAAGCGCAGCCGGCGTCAGACGCGGCACTATTAAAAACATCGTTCTTAGCCCTGCTGCTAATGACAAAATTACACCCTGGATTGATGTTGAATTCCTAGTACAGATTTCGGACATGTATCACCTTAGAAGTGTGCGTCTTTGTGCAAGTGACAGCAACCTTAAAGGCATGCGTGTCGCAATTGTTGCGTAAAAACAACGGTTAAAAAGTGGTAGACCGGTAATACAATATCGGCTATAATAGCTATACACTAACAAAACAGGAGCAGTAAATGACCCAAGTCCTAATCCGCAACGGCGTTTATCGCAATAAACCCGTACACAACGAAGTGTTTGAATTAGTCAAAGACTTCACAGCCGGCGCAAAAGGCGGCTTTGTGACTGTTGACAGCAAGGGCTTCTTTGGCCCCGAATATGGCATTGCTCGTGTCAAAGTTGACAGCATTGACCAAATTGAAATTATGGGTGCAGATGCCACTGCCCCTGCTGCTAAAGCAGCCCCTGCTGTTGAAGCAACAGATGAAGAAGTTATGGCCCGTATCCGCGGCCGTTTTGAAATCCTTGACGAAATGACCAAGGCTGCTGTAGCTGGCGATGTCCGTGCAATGATTGTATCGGGTCCTCCGGGCGTGGGCAAAAGCTACGGCGTTGAGAAGATTGTCGAAGCTGCTTGCTTGTTTGACAAGATCTCCGGCAAGCGTCTCCGTGCAGAAGTTGTCAAAGGTGCAGCTACTCCAATTGGCCTGTACCAGACCTTGTACAAGTACAGCGACAAGAATTGCGTCTTAGTGTTTGATGACTGCGACAGCATCCTGCTTGATGACGTCAGCTTGAACTTGCTTAAAGGTGCCTTGGACTCAGGCAAGAAGCGTAAGATTAGCTGGTTGTCAGAATCCAGCACTCTGCGCCGTGAAGGCATTCCAGACCAGTTCAACTTCAACGGTACTGTGATCTTTATTACCAACTTGAAGTTTGATAAGATGAAGAGCCAGAAGTTGCGTGACCACTTGGATGCACTCCAGTCACGTTGTCACTACTTGGACCTGACACTTGACACCATGCGTGACAAGATCTTGCGTATCCGTCAGATTGCAGATGACGGTGTATTGTTCGAAGAATACGAGTTTGATGATGAAACGCAAGAAGAGATCATTGACTTCATGACTACCAATG